TCTTGATTGGGAAGTTTCTACTGAGTCTCTTGAAGACAATATTGAAGGAGGTGCACTTGAAGACCATCTCGTTCGTCTTATGACAAACGCTTTTGCTAATGATATCGAAGATCTCGCTATCAATGGTGATGGTACAACAGGCGCATTCCTTTCAATTATGGATGGTTTCGTTAACAAGGTTACAAGCGGTTCTGATGCTCATGAAGCAGTAGTAACTGTAACTGGTAATGAATGGACACCAAACGTAATGCAGGATATTATTCTTGCAATGCCACGTAAGTACCGTGCAATTAAGAGCAATCTTAAGTTCTATGCAGGTACAGATGCATTCCAGGGTATCGTTACAAACAACGGTACACTTGCTGACGCAGTAGCAGAAGCAATTGCTGGAATGACTCCAGGCAGCACACAGGCTAACCGTCAGAACTATCTAGACGGCGTCGGACAGACACTTGGTGGAGCACGTACAACACGTGTTCTTGGTGTTGATGTTATGGAAGTACCTTACTACCCAGCAGATTATGTCGATTTGACATTCCCTGCAAACCGTGTTTGGGGCTTCCAGCGTGATATCACAGTAAACCGTGAATACAAGCCAAAGAAGGATACAGTTGAATACACAGTATTCGTACGCTTTGGTCTACAATGGGAAGAACTTGATGCAGTTGCTTATGCAGATGCAGCATCTGATTCCTAATCACAATTAAATAATAGAATTTGGAGGGTAGCGTAAAAACTACCCTCCTTATTCACATTCTGATATAATAGCAGTGGAGGAAATAATATGTTACTAGAGACAACAGTAGACGAATTAAAAAATAAAACAGTACCACAACTAAAATCTTATGCAAAACAAAATAATATAGATTTATTTGGAGTTAGTACAAAAGCAGAAATATTAGAAGTTATTTTTTCTTTTTTACCTACACCACATCAAGTTCAAAAAGCAAAAAATAAAGATAAGCCAACAGAAAAAATTGCAGTGTATTCTGAAAAAAATCTTCATTGGAATGGGGTAGGAGAGCTTGAAAGAGGTTACAATATTCTAAGCAAGGAGGATTCGGAAAAATGGTTAGCCAATAAGTCTGTGCGAATAGCAACTCCAGACGAGGTAGCCAAGTTTTACCGTAAAAAGAAATAATGGAAGTATTACGTTTACCGCCATATCCAATAGATACAAAGTGGGATGTTCCTGCTCCTAGCACTCAGTATAAGCTTTATATTGAAGACCTTGTTGATCACTCTGTAGAAGAGCTTACAGTTACATCAGATTCAAACTCACAAATTACTTATACTATTCAACAGGCAAAAGCTCAATTTGATAGAAAATTTTTATTTAGAATTTTAAGTATGTCTGGAACTATTATTCTTGATAGTAATCTAGATATTTTACGTCCCTATATTGACTACAGAACATTGGGCACAACAGCATCTGAAATACAAGAATATAAAATTTTAGAAATGGTAGCAAGAGGACTCATTGATTCTGTAGTAACTGACGGCTTTTATAATGAGAAGCATATTGTTGAGACAACAGGCAATGGTGCTGATTATATGCCAATATGGGAAGATTTAAATAAGGTTCTTAGGGTATATCGTGACAACGTATTGATTTACGATGTTGATGCAGAAAATCCAGAAGATAATGAAGCAACATATACTGTTACATTAGATAATTCTGCAATTATTCGTGTTGAAGATGAAAAATTTGATAGATTACAATCAGCACCACTTGATCTTCCAGGAGCAGTTGGAGATCTTGGGTATATGGGTGGACTAACAACAGCATTTCCTAAACTATGTGACTTCTTGTTTGTATTAGATGTTGGATATAAGGCTGTTCCGCCAGACATTGAGTATGCGACTAAATTATTAATTGAAGACTTAAAGTGTGGAAAGCTTGATTATTATAAGAGATATACAACATCTTATAATACTGATCAGTTTAGAGTTCAGTTTGATAAATCAGTTTTAGACGGTACAGGAAATATGATTGTAGATAAAATTTTAAGTAAGTATACTAAAAATATTACCAAGATAGGTATGATTTAATGCTATGCGATTCTACAGATTTTATGTATCCATTAAAAGCAGATATTTTTTATCCTATTGTTGAACAGGGTGCATATGGTAATATTCAAAAGCAGTGGGTTCTAGATAGAACAGTAACCTGTAATTTTGAGCCAGCTGGGACAGCAAGTGGAGAAGAAGTTAAGCCAAATGTAAAAATAAATATGGATGTTGTTCTTTTGGGTAGAACTAAAAAAGATGTAAGAATTATGTCATCAGAATCAAAACAATCAGTTACAAATGTAATAATTACAAACATTAGAACACACTCTAATACTCCAGTATATTTAGAAACAGCTGGCCCAAGATCTGGAAAATCAACTATTTTTGAAATAGCATCTAATGAACCAATAGTTGGACCATTTGGAGATATAGATTATTATAAATTAGTAATTCGTAGATCAGAAAATCAGGCTACAGACCTATGATTACAGTAAAACTAAATCAGTCAAAACTAATAAAAGATTTAAATAATATTGTTGATTACTCGCTTGGTTTTATTAACGGCGTACAAAAAGGAAAATCTATATTTTTAAACAATCTTGGCTCTTCAGTACAGCACATATTAGAAGCTTTTATAGATTCTAATGCTAGATCTAATCCACAAACATTGCATCACGTATACGAGTGGTACCGCACTGGAAGTCCAGATGCAAGACTATTTGATATTAGATATACAGTAAGCAATGTTGGTCTTTCATTTTATTCTTCTTTTAGACAGTCTACTACTATTAAAAATGGATCATCTGTTCCATTTTATAATAAGGCAGAGATTATGGAAAATGGAATACCAGTTACAATAGTTCCTAAAAGATCTTCTGTATTGGCATTTGAACAAGACGGAGAAACTATTTTTACAAAGGGACCAATTAATGTTGATAATCCAGGAGGGCCTGCAGTACAAAATGGTTTTCAAAATACTGTAAATTTATTTTTTAGTAGATATTTTACTCAGGCATTTTTAAGAACTAGTGGATTATATGATTACTTTAATAATCCTAAAGTCTATAAGAAAAATTTACAAAAAGGAAGAACTTCAGGCAAGGCTGCTGGAATATCTACAGGGTATGCATGGATAGTGAATGCGAAGGTAAATAAATAATGGCAAACGATAGTGCACTAAATACACCAGTACTCTGGATTAATAAATATTTACAAGCTAAGTTAGCAAGCAAACTTGGGTATGTAACACCATTTTTCCCGCCATCTCCATTTAATATTGAAGATTTAACAGAAAAATGGATGACCATAAATAATACAAATACACCAATTAGCAATGCTGTTGCAGGAACTTGGGATAGATTAATTAAAATGAATAGGACTAAGTTTCCACATATTAAATGTGAACAAATTCTTTATTATTTTTACGGTCTTGGAGAAGATTCAAAAATAACAATGATACAGGTTCAAGAAGAAGTTCTTAGATTAATGGATAGACTTGATGAAACAGCAGAGGAAATAAATAACTGGTGTTCTAATAGAAGAGTAAGGCTTGACGATGGCTCAGAGGTAGACTGCATGTTTTACTTCCATGATTTCAAGGTATACCAATTAGAAGAAACACGAGATATTATTGACTTCGGAACAGCCCGCACCTACGGAGGTAATAAGATCATTATTGATTTTGATTACCATCAAATGCCAGATCTTACTAGCAATACATGGTCACCAGAGCCAAAATTGTCTGGCGACGATAAAATAACAATATAAAAACACTGATATACTTATGGTGAGGAAACCCGCCAAAACTTAATATATTCTATGAAAGTAGAGGTGAAAAAATGGCATATACTCGTGGTACGTCGACCAACATTATCGTTGGTGCTGCTGCACTTTTTGTAGCAGATACAACCCTAACTCCAAGCACATTGGAGTCGTTTGTAACCGCTGAATCATTCAAGGAAACCTTGGCAGATGAGGCAGATTATACAAACGTAGGTTATACCATGAATGGTCTAGAACTTCAGTTCCAGCCTGACTTCGGTGAAGTACAGGTTGACCAAGTTCTTGACGTTGCTAAGTTGTATAAGCAAGGTATGCAGGTAAATCTTGCAACTGCTTTTGCTGAAGCTACACTTGAGAACCTTCTCTTGGCTCTAGCATACAATGACAATCAACTTTCAGGAAGCAAAGCTTCATCAGCAGGAAGAACTCTAAATCTTTCTGCAGGTGAAATCGGAGAATGTCCAGTAGAACGAGGAATCGTAGCTGTTGGACCTGGAACTGGTGATTGCGAAGATTCCGCATACGTAGAACGTGTTTATACAGCATACCGTGCTCTTTCAATTGAAAACGTAACTGTATCAGCAAAGCGTGACGAACCTTCAATGTTTGAAGTTTCATTCCGTCTTCTTCCTGAAGACACAACTGGATCATATGGTAAGATCGTAGATCGTACCTGGACACCAGCTAGCTAGTTTTAAATAATTAGACATAAGGGCCCATCTCGAAAGAGGTGGGCTTTTTGTGTGCTAAAATAGTTGGGGGACAACATGGCAACTAAAATATATTCAACTAAACATATTTATTTATTTGACGGTACAGAGGTAGAAATATCTCCATTAAAAATAAAATATTTACGTCAATTTATGGATACGTTTGCATTAATTAGTAAATCAAAAAATGATGATGAATCATTAATGATTTTAGCAGAATGCGTAAGAATAGCCATGAAACAGCACTATCCAGAAATATCAAAATCTATAGCAGATATTGAAGATAATATAGATATGCCAACAGTATATTCAGTTCTAGAAATATCTGCGGGAATAAAAATAAACCAAGAGTCAGAAGAGTCCGTATCAGATCAGGCACAAAAAAATGAATCAAAAAACTCATGGGATGAGATAGACTTGGTTAAACTAGAATCAGAAATTTTTACTTTGGGGATATGGAAAAATTATGATGATTTAGAAAAGTCAATATCTATGCCAGAATTAATGGCAATATTGTCAAGTAAAAGAGAATTAGATTATGAAGAAAAAAAGTTTTTGGCAGCAATACAAGGAGTAGACCTAGACAGCAACTCTGACCGTGGCCAAAAAGAATGGGAAGACCTTAAGGCCAGGGTATTTAGTGGAGGTAAGGCAAAAGACTCAAATGATATATTATCTTTACAAGGACAAAATGCTCAAAGATATGGCTTTGGTATTGGCATGGGATTAGACTATGAGGATTTAACATAGTCTTTATGATATAATTTATATAACCTATATTGGAGGGAAAATAATGGCAACAACAATTCATGAGGAAAAAAGCCTTGTTCTTATTGATGGAACAGAAATTAAGGTTCGTCCTCTAAAGATCTCTCTTCTTCGTCCATTTTTGAAGAAGTTTGAGGGAGTTGCGGCAGTGGCGGAAGATAATGAGAAGTCAATGACACTTCTTGTTGAATGTGCTCAAATTGCAATGAAGCAATATAAGCCAGAAATTGCAGATGATATTGCAAAGTTGGAAGAACTATTAGATCTACCAACAGTTTACAAAATTGTCGAAGCAGCTTCTGGAGCAACATTAAATGCTATGCCTGATGTTCTTGGTACAGCAGAGTAATATAATTTAAAATGAGGTGAAGTAATTGGCTGATGTAAATGCCGAAATTGGCGTAAATATAGATACGTCTGGTGCATTAGCACAGCTTAAAGCATTACAAAGAGAGATCGCAAGATTTCATGCCTCAGTAGCAAAAAGCAGTGACGCAGCTGCATTAGCACAACGTGATCTGCAGAAGAACTTCATAAATGGCGTAAATGCTATTCAGGGGTTCTCTGCAGAATTACGAACAGTAAAAACAACAGCAGAAAACTTTACAGATTCATTAGAACGTAATAAGTTTTCAATGCGGGAGTACTTCCGTTATGCTGGGGCGTCTACAAAATCATTTGGAAGATTCTTCCGTTCTGAATTTGATACTATAAATAAAGTAGCTGTAGAAAATGTAAAGAGATTACAGACACAATATATAAAGATGGGCCGTGATGCAAACGGTGCCATGAGAGCTATTGCAGTTATGCCAACAAAGCTTGATATGACTAATCTTAGCACTCAAACTCAATTAGCAGCACAAAAACAAGCAATTTTTAATCAGCTTGTAAAACAAGGATCTACAAATCTATTAAACTTTGGTAAAAATACTCAGTGGGCTGGTCGTCAGCTCATGGTTGGTTTTACTATTCCATTAATGGGGCTTGGTTCAGTAGCAACAAAAACATTCATGGATATGGAAACTGCTGCAATCAAATTTAGAAAGGTATATGGAGATTTATTTACTCCAGCAGAAGAAACACAATTTGCTTTAGAGTCAATTCAGGCTCTTGGAAAAGAATTTACTAAATATGGAATAGCAGTTGCAGATACTGTAAGTTTGGCAGCAGAAGCAGCAGCAGCAGGCTTTAGTGGATCAGATCTTCAAGCACAAGTTACACAAGCAACAAGACTTCAAGTTCTTGGACAAATTGATCAACAGAAAGCTCTTGAAACTACAATATCTTTGCAAAACGCATTTAAAATTTCTTCAAATGAGCTCACAGATGCAATTAACTTTTTAAACGCAGTTGAAAACCAAACTGTTGTTTCCCTGGACGATATTACAACTGCAATTCCAAAAGCAGCACCGATTGTTAAAGAACTTGGTGGAGATGTTAAAGATTTAGCATTCTTTATGGCTGCCATGAAAGAAGGCGGTATTAATGCATCAGAAGGTGCAAACGCACTTAAGTCTGGTCTTGCATCTCTTATTAACCCAACAGATAAAGCAAAAGGAATGCTTTCTGATATGGGTATTAATATTGATCAAATAGTTGAAAAAAATGTTGGAAACCTTAAAGCAACAGTTATAGAATTTGCTAAAGCTCTTGATGGATTATCTAATCTACAGAGACAAAGAGCAATCGAACAATTATTTGGTAAGTTCCAGCAAGCACGTTTGTCTGCATTATTTGATAATGTAATTAGAGATGGAAATCAAGCCTCACGTGTTCTTGATTTAGCTTCAGCATCTATGGAAGACCTTGCATCTTTAGCAGAAAAAGAATTAGGTATTACTGCTAACTCCTCAATGAATCAGTTTAGAAAAGCTGTTGAAGATTTAAAGGTTGCCCTTGTTCCAGTTGGACAAGCATTTTTAGAAGTTATAACACCACTACTTGATAAATTAAATTCTTTGTTAAATTGGTTTAATGGCCTATCTGATACAAGTAAAAAAGTTTTAACTAAGGTTGTTTTATATCTAGGTGGACTAGCGCCAGTTATTTTGATGACAATAGGTTTGATGGCTAACTTTGTTGCTAATGGTGTCAAGGGACTACTACTTTTAAGAACTGGATTCTTAAAGCTAACTGGACAATCAAAGATTCTTGGAGAACAAACTAATTATCTTACAGTAGAACAGCAAAGTGCAGTTGCAGCTGCTGCATCTTTAGAACAATCACATATGAGATTACAGCAGGCATTTACAGGAGAAGCTGGAGCAGTAAGACAATTAATTGCAGAATATCAAAGAATGATTGCTGCACAAAATGCTGCAGCAACAAGATTCCCAGGAATGATGCAACCAGGATTTAAGGTAAAAGGATACGCTAATGGAATAGTCAGTGTCCCTGGTCCAAAAGGTGCTGGAGATGTTGTACCAGCTATGGTATCTCCAGGAGAAGCAATTATTTCAACAGCAATGAATAAAAAATATGCACCACTAGTTCAAGGAATTATTGCAGATAATATTCCAGGATTTGAAAATAGTAGAGTTGGAAGACCATCTATAACTGGAGGACAATCAGTTCTTTATGGTGGTCTTGCTTTGCCAGCACCAGGAAATACAGCTTCAAATAAATTTGGAATGGAAAGATCTTTCTTTGCAGAAGGAGAAGGATTTATTGCATCTATGTTATCTGCGCTTGGCGGAGGATCATTCAAGTTAGGTCAAGCTGCTGGAACAGAAACAAGAAAGAGAATGACTGATGTTGTTAGAAAAGAATATGCTGATGACTTACAGGTTTATGCAGAAGAAATAGTTTCTGAATTAAGAGCTACTGCTAAAAATATGGGCGGTATGCAAAATGAATCACTAACTATATCAAAGATTATAGGACAATCAAGAACACAACTATCTGATATTTTTGCAAGAATGAGAAATGCTGGTGGTAAAGCAGCTCTAGCAGCAGAAGCTATTGAAAAGCACGGATTCTTCCCAGGAATGTCAGAAATTACTGGACCATTAGGTGAAGTAAGAGCTCCTTCAGGAAAGGTTGGAGATAAACCATCCGCTATTTCCATGAGAAGACTAAGAAACTCTCCATTCCAGGGACCAGTTGAAGGAATGTGGAAATATTTAACAAAAGGTAAAGACAAACTATCTGGATTAAAAACAACATATGCTCACGTTAATGAAGCAAGACTTCTTGGTTCAGTAATGCCAATGTCTGGTGGCGGAATGGCTCCAGGAGCAATGTCAGAACAAGAAAGAGCAAGATTGATTTCTGCTATAAATGCAAAGGGTGCTTTAGCATCACAAGCATATAGTGCTACAGAAATACGATCTGCACAAGTTCTAAGACAACAAGCTCAAAAAGATGCAGAAACATATGAGCAAGTAGTTCAAAAAAATACAAAAGATATTTATTTAGCAAGCAGGGAAAGAAGAAGCCCACATCCTATGGCATCACGAGATGGCAGAGATGATGCTGCTGCATATTCTAAGGCAGTAAATACTCAATTACTAGCAGCAAGCAAGGGATCTGCAGGATCAGTTGGATCTTCATTAATTAATCCAAAAACTGGCAGACCGTTTACACAACAAGATATTGCAAATATGAGTAGGGTTAGTAGTTCACAAGTAGCAGGAATGGCTGGAGGAAGAAGCCCAGTATTTTTAGGTATGCCAGAAATGCCACCAAGCATACCAGATGATCAACAGCCAAAGACAAGAGCTAAAAGATTTGGAAGAATGCGTGGATCTGTTGGAGGTTTTGGACTTTCAGGATTAGTTTTTGCATTGTCAATGTTACCTGGAAAATTTGGGCAGTTAGCACAATCTATAATGCCAGCAGTTTTTGCCTTACAAGCAGTTGCAATGTTAAGAAATGTTATAGGGCCAATACCAACACTGCTTGTAGGAATGGCTGCTGGAATATATGCTGTTAATAAAGCTGCAAAAAAAGCTGCAGAAGAGTTAGCAGATACAGCCAAAAAAGAAGCAGAGGCAAGATATGGAAGTACTCGTGCTATAGAGGAGTATGCACAGTTTACAGGTAGATCTTTACCAAGTGCTAGAGAATTTAGTAGAAATAATAGACTATTAATTTCTGCTAGTGGAGAAGCAGTAAAAAGATTTGCAGAGTTTTATGGACAAAAGGGTAATAGATCAACAGCAGTTATAAACCAGGCTGCAATGAAAGGCCCACAATCTGGAATTCAGGCAGCAGCAATAGATGTTGCACAGAGAGCAGCTATTTTTGGACTAGGTCCTGCTGATATTGCAGCAAATATTAAGGCAGCAGCAGATCTTATTGGTGCAGATCAAGTTAAACTAAAAATGGCGGTACAGTCAATACTAGCTCCAGATGGTAAAGATATTACAAAAGAACCATTAACTATTAAAGCAAGAATGGAATTTTTAAAGAAACAATCAGACGACACAATTAAGAGTATTGGTACAGCAATTAAAAATGTATCAAAAATTAACATTGGTGAGTTTGGTCCACTTGGTTTAGGTACAGATTTTGCTGGGCTAAAGAGGGCTGCTGGATATCAGGCATCTAGAAATAAAGCTTCCGAACAGGGTGGAATAGCTGGAAGTGCTAAGGCATATGGAATAGATATAGCCACTGGAACATTTGGAAAAAGATTCCAGGATCAGTTAAATAAATATAATCAAATTCAATTAACTGTACAATCAGCTACTACACAACTCTCTATGGCATATGCTCAGGAAACAGAAGCATTGGGATTGCTTAATGCACAATATGATGATGGATTAATAACAAAAGAACAATATGATGCACAAATGGTTATTTCTTCAGATAATTTCTCTAAACTTGGATCATCAACAAAAGATTTAATAGCTGAATTAGATAAGGTTGATTCTAGTGGAGAAATGTCTGCTGCTGCACTAAAAGATATGGGTAATCAAGCATTTGCAGCGCTAAAGAAATCAAACCCTGAGTTATTTAAAAAGATTGCAAGTTCATTAGAAACTCTTGATAAAAATGCACAAGTTGACATTATGATGGCTTATGCACAGGGTAGCATGACAATTCTTGATATTGCAAAAATACCAGAGCTTTTAGATAAAATAAATGGCAAAACAGTAACTGCTGCAATAAAAATATTAGCTGATGCTGGAGTTGGAGCTGGAATGTTAGAAGGAGACATTACAGATAGACTAAAATCTCTTGATAAAGAAATAAAGGTAGCATCAAAAATATCTGGTCCAGACGGTGCTAGAAAAGTTGCAGAATTAACTTTAGAAAAAAGAGAATTAGAAAAAGCTCTTGCTGATATACAAGCATCAAAAAAGGTTATCCCTGGTGCAAAAAACACTTCTGGAAATGGTAAAGGAGTAGGTAGCGGAGCTGGCGATGGTAAATTTGTAAATCCATATGAAAAAGAACTAAAGTTATTAGATAAAAAACGAGACACCCTTAAAGATATAAGTGATGAGATGGATCGTCAGGTTCAATATCAAATGAAGCAAATGGACTTGTTAAATCAAGCATCTAAGGCAAAAATATCTGGTAACTATTTAGAAGCAGCTTCTTTGCAACAACAGGCAATGTTTGAAGGAGCAAAGTTTACTCGTGAAAGTGGAATAACTCAATTAGACAGAATAATTAGTTTAGCACAAGAAAGAAGTGGAATAGTTGCAGATACCAAAAAGCTTACTGCAACAGACACGGCTTTGCTTGGTCAATTAAGAGCTGGAAATTACGAGGGTATTTCGCCACTACCGCTTACACCTAAAGTTGGATTTAATCAAGGAGCTCTAGGCTTCTCTGGATCTACAACTACAATTGGCGGTACAATGTATACTGTAACCATGAATATCACGGGAGATAATCCTAGTGAAATAGCAGATAAGGTTATATCAAAACTTAAAGTTTTAGAAAATAAAAACAATAAGACTAATAAGGTGGGTAATAAATAATGGCGTATTCATTAGATTCTGGAATTGCTATAGCTCTTAACAATACCCCCACAACGGCCACACGTGCCTCTGGGGGAGCCTCTGGAGCAACTTCTGTAGTTATTGCAGCAGTTAACTCTAATATAGCCTACGGTCAGACAATTACTGGAACTGGCTTTGCGGCAAATACGACGGTAACTAGCGTATCTGGAACTACTGTTAATTTTACTCCAGCAGCCACTGCTCAGATTTCTGGCACTATCACATTTAGTACTACATGGTATAAATTAACAGACCACAATAGGTCTGAGATTCAAGTTAGCCCAATTCTTATAGAAAAAGAACAAAGAATGGCAAATGGAACTTTAAGAAAGTTTGTTATTAGTAAAAAAGATATTATTTCTACATCATGGAAATTTTTACCAACTTCTTCTACAAGCAAGTCTCCAATAGTTGATGGAAACTATGGCGGATCATGGTTAACATCTTTTTATAATGCTAATGTTGGAAATCCTATTTATATTAAAATAATTGCATCAAAGCATACAGATCCATCACTTGGTCAAATACCAAATAATAGCACATACGTTTCAGCATCAACTGGATCTAAGGTATATCAGGTATTCATTACTAACTTTTCCAAAAATATACTTAAGAGAACTACAGGAACAGACTTTGTAGATATAGATATAGAATTTACGGAGATCTAATGTTAACGAATGTTGACTCTAGTATTTTTTCTAGTTCTAAATCTATTAAATTGACACCAGCAATTTTTGCTGAGTGGAATCAAAATATTTTTAATGCTCCTTATGCTACCGTTGCTGGCGAGGGAATACTAGAAACAGATGTAGAGCCAAATACACTATCACTAGTAGATGTAACTGGTTCACAAGCTAAGCCTGGATTTGATACTAAAAAATATACAATGACAGATGACGAAGAAGATATTTCATACACTGTTACACCAGCTGAACAAAGCAGTGCATTTAAAATAATTACATATTTTAAAACAAATAAAAATAATCCAATAATGGCAAATATATCTGCACAAGGTGCTTTTGGTCAATTTGGATCTTCCAGTGTTGAGATTAATTCTTTTGGGTGGATTAAAGTAGAAACATATATTGGTGGAGAGTCACCAACTGATGTAATATCGGAGTTTACATATAGAGTTGTTTTAAATAGATTTAGTACAGAAGATGATTTACCAGAAGTAATTTTTACAGTTCCAGAAGTTTATGCTGTAAGTTATTTTGATTATCAGTATAACTCTGTTTGGCCATCAGACTCAATATTTACAAGCTTTAGACCTGGAGAGTCATATGTAAATACAGGAAGTTCAAAATTTTCATTTCCTGCAGATTTTAGAAAAATAAGTCAAAGCCTAATTGACGGCTATACAGACGATATCTATATGCCTATAAGCCCAATTATTCAAAACCCATCTTTTATCAATGTCGCTGCACCAGTACCTCTTTATAAAAACGGACTACTTAATGATATGAGTCCATACAAATACTTTGTATCTGATACAGCCAATAGGTCTGTTACTGGACTATATGATAAAGATGGAATTATATTAAATAAGTTAGTTATAAAATTTAATACTTTAATGTCAACCCCAATAATTAATATATTAATAGATGGCACGGCTATTTCTGTTGATGGATCTACATCTATTGACTTGTCTGCGAATATTGCTAAAGAAGATGGTGGAATCAGGGAAGATTCTGGCGTACTAGTCCTATATTGGAACGGTACTGCATGGACAAGATCAAGATGGTCTAGTATGCCATCATTTAATTCAGATGGATCTATCAGCAAGATAACAACTCTTAATAAAATAACAGTAACACAAACATCTCAAACAATAAGAAATTCATTTTCTACATACACTTCAGATTTATTTGATTCAGATATTTTAAGAATGCAAGTAATTGAAGTATCTCCAAGAGTAGAACTTGATCTTACAAATTATGTTACATCATTTTCAGTCAATAAGTCATTAGATGGAAAAGATACATATCTACCAATATCTTCAATAAATGCAGACGATGCTTCAGTCACTCTCTCTGGCATACCGCTTGGAAATATATCTTCGCCAGTGCAGATATTTTCAAATCAAAGTAATAATGCTGCCACCAAGCTTCGTGGTATGTTGAGAAAAAATATTAAATTTTATACCAACTTTTATTTAGAAAACTATTTTAATGATACCACTAAGTCTTTTGTTACACCAGAAGAACTCATCCCAGCTGGAGTATTTTATTCAGACACATGGGAAGAATCGGATATTAATGAGGTATCTGTTCAACTTTACGATAATGGGCGGTACTTGCAATCAACTCAAGTAGCAGACTATGTATCTAACTTAAGAACAGTAATAGATGTAATATCTAATATGCTAGACCTATCTGGATTTACTGATTATGACTATGATTCTTTATATACTGTTTGTCATGATCAAAATATGCCATTAGATTTAGCGTATTTTTATGTTAACTCAAAAGATACAACTCTAGTAGATGCGTTGGATCAAATATTTTTGCCATATCAAATTGGTGCATATATTGATGAGTACGGAGTTATGAAATTTTTAAGTCTTTCAGATATTCTTGGAAATACTGAAGCAGACATAAGTATATCTGAAACAGATATTGTAGAAGATGGGTACACTGTTGTAAATAAAGCAAAGCCAGGAAAGATTTCTTTAAGATACCAATCACCTAAAATTAAGCAAACGCTTGCATTGCAAAATTTATTGTTAGAGGGTACCTCTCCATCATTTATCTATACAACATCAAATGATGTGCTTTGGTCACAGCAAAACTCAGATTCAGTTGGAATGAACTATTTAAATCAAAGCATGAATGATACGCAAAATTATTTTATGCTAGATGAAAATGATCCATTAGATATTTTTCATACATATAATTTAAATACAAATGGATATGCTGCTATTGAAAATGAAATTGTTTCATTTGTGTATAAACAATATTCTCTTGAAGATCAAAGCAATAATACTGTTTTGGTAAATGTAAAAAATGATATAGAGTTAGCAGGCGAAATTGATAGATTTAATAAAAAGTATAAGGTTGGACTTCAGACAAGCGACGGTACAACAAAGTCAGAATATAATACAGTAATTAGCCCCACTGGTAAAATAACAAATGTTCAACGTGGAATGTTTGGAACTAAAGTTTCTGATCATACAGTATTAAGCCCAACTAATGCTGCAACAAAGAATATATCATGCAAAAATCTTTCTTCTTCATATAACATAACTGGAAACGGTACAACAACAACTTTAAATAATCAGTTTGATGCAGTAACACAAAACACAGGAAAAACTTTATTTTATCCAACAACAGAAAGAAGCTCTGTAACAACTGATACTGGAATTGATTATTATAGAACATATTCTGCAAAGTTTAATCTTGTTGATAATCTTCAAAGATCTTCTGGAGGAGTATTCTTTAATTTAGCACACACCGAAACATCTGCTAATGATGCCTTTTTTGTTGAACTTGTAAAATATAATACTAAGGATAGTTCTAATAACTGGAACTCTCCTGCAAAATATAATTATGCTCTTGCATTTTATAGAGTTAATGGAAACAATGCTAGCACAATGTATTATTCAGATGTTACGGCTGTAGTTAATAATATTATTAATAATTTTGAAAAAGTACTAGTTAAATCTGGGACTGGTACTGAAACAACATATACGCCAACAGTAGATGCAAGATATGCATCATTTAATCTCCGTGTGTCAACATATAAATCTACTGGAGATGATGGAGAAAATAATTCTGTAACAAATCTATTTTCTGTATTTTTAAATAATAGAGAGATTTCTGGATGGAAACAATACTCTAACAATGCGTGGGTTCCATTAGATATTAATGAGAATACAGGTCTTCCAAAAAGAATTAGTTTTTCTCATAATATTTCTAGTGGTTCTATTTTTGGTTCTTTTATTTCTACTGATCCAGTAGCTATTGCAGGAATAACTTATCCATCACAAGTTGGAATAGCAGCTGGAGGAGTTAGAGAAATTTATGCAACATATAAACCTTTGATTGAAAGAAGTGTTAATTATTATTTCCAAGATAGAGAATTTTTGAATGGAATGATACAAAATCAAAATATATTTTCAAAGTCTAAGTCTTATATAATGCAAACTAAACCAGAGGTAATTGGAATTAATACTTATGATATTCAATATACAACTCCAGCAGCGGTATCTGCTAATGTTCTGCCAGTAGAATATTTGCTTCAATATTTCCCAGGTACTGAAGTAGTGGATCAAAAATATCTACAAAAGAAAGAAGTAGATGAATATTCTTTGTCATATTCAACTATTTTAAATACTGGCTTTAGGGCAAAATTTGCTATAGCTAATAATACATCACATATGGTATTTTTGAAAAAAGAACCAACAGACCTTATGCCAGTAAGCGTTGTTTTAAATCTTTGGACGCAAGAAATTATTGCACCATCAGATCCAGAAATTATAGAAAAAATAACAGATCCAACTAACCTATCGGAATCTGTCCAGCTAGACTCTATATGGATTCAGTCCAAAGAGTCTGCAAATAAATTGGTAAATACTATAGCAAAAGGAATAGATAATTTTTCAAAAGATGTTTCATTACAAATATTTGGCAATCCATTGATTCAGGTGGGGGATGTTGTTGAGGTCAGCTATAATCTGCCAGGACTTAACCAACAGAAGTACCTAGTTCATTCTATATCTCATAGTTTTGATTCTGGGCTGTCAACCAGTATTAGCTTAAATATGATTGATAGCGGGGTAGATTACTAAGTGGCTAATGATATAATTGTAGGTAAAGGGAGATAGTATGTCTTATGTAAAAATATCAGATCCAGCAATCATAGATTTAGCTGGAATGCAACAAATTATTAGTGTTATCAATCAACATAGTGATTATTTAAATGTTCTCATCAATAGATTTGGAGTAACACAAACACCAGATTGGGAAGGGGATAGTACACAAAATGTTTATGATCCAGCCACTAGTGTTTTGGCATATGGAAAAGAAACAATAACTTCTGCAATGTCTTCTGCACTTTCAGGCGGCAAAGTATTTTATAAAATTGCTGTTGACTATAATGGTGCAACATTCTCTTCAAAACCATTTATAACAGCAACACTAGATAATTCAGCTGGCTCTGAAAATGGTCAGTTAGATTTTATTTTATCTGTTCATAACGTTACAACTACTGGGTTTACACTAAGAGCAATGAGAACTGGAATATTTACACAAAACGGTCAACCAAAATATACAATTGACAATAATATAAAGGTAAACTGGATAGCTGTAGGGCCTAGGTAGGTTTAAAAATGGTATTGCCTAAATACAATTCGCCTTTTTCTGTGGGTAAAAGGCAAACCATGTTTATTGATCCTAATGACCCACGTATACGTGGATACAAATATGGAATAACAGCATCAAGAATTGGATCTGAAATACAGATAGTTAATGCTAATGGAATTTCTCAATCAGGTCAATTTTCATATTTAAAAAATGCAGCTCCAGGTGCTCAAATAGTTATAGATCCACCAACTCCAAAACCAGAAATAAAACCAGGAGATATCACAAATCTTTCGGCAACATGGGAAGATTTAGCTGGCGGAGCAACACTAGTAATAACTTTTGATTTTGATTTTGCAGATGAAACTAATAAATATGCATCGTCATTTCAATATGATTTAACTAATATAGGCAATACATTTACAACAAATTTAATAGAAAGTAAAATATTAAATCAGTCAGGTACATCACAAAGAATAGAGTTTTCAGAGTTAGCAAATATTAATAATTTTGGAGAATTTCAGGTTGATTTTGCTCAGTTACGAGTTGCAGCCGTAGACTCATCTGGTAACGTTGGAAATTTTGCTGTACTAACAGATATTCCAGAATATACAAATAATTTACCTACTCCAGTCATTACTGTTACAAGTATTTTACAGGGATATTCTGTAGATTGGAATACAGTTTCTCAATCTTTTGAATTTGTAACAATAGAAGAGGTAGTTTCAGATGCTGGTACTGCACCAACTACAGGATATGAACAGGTATATCTTGGAGTATCTACTATTAAGCCAGCTAGAATAACTACTTCAACAACAGAAGCAAGATGGGTAAGAGCAAGATTCAACAATAAGGGAACGCTTTTTAGTCAATACTCTAATGTAGTAAAAGTAACTCCAACAAACCCAATATCTGCAGACTTAATACCACCAGCAGAGGTTGCATCCGTATCTGGAGCATGGTCTGGAGATAATATTATAATTAGCTATACTTTACCAGCAACTGATGCAGGTTCTAGGTTTCAGATAGGTTTAACTGCACCAAATTCTTCAGTAGGATATTTTTATGCTTTCCCATCTGGATCTTCTCTTAATCAAACATATACTATTACCAAAGCAGATTTATTTGCACAATTTGGATCTCACTATTCATCATATACTGGAGTATTAAAAAGTATAGACGCAGCAGATAATAGAACAAGCGGTGTTGCTTTTACTATTGCACAAAGAGCAAATCCACTTCTTGGAATAACTCCTACATTTACAACTACCGCATTAGTTAATGGATATAGTGTTTCATATACACTTCCAGCAGGAGCAGTTTACGCAGAAGTTTACCAAAAATATACGAGCTGGTCTGGAGTAACACCAGTTGACTCATTTACTGGATCTTATTCATCAGGAGGTGCATCTGGAACTAATACAGTTACTCTTTCGTCAGTTCTTGATAATGACGGCGGTACAGTAACAACAATCCCTACTGGATATATAGTAATAGGAACTGGAATACCAGAGAATACATATATAACATCAGTATCTGGAAATCAAATAACTGTAAATAATAATTTTACTTCACAAGTATCTGGCTCAGTTACAGGATATGGAATAGTATATTCTGGAACAAGTCCAGCAAATATTGCTTCAACTTTATATCAAAATACATATCTGCTTATCAGATATTATGATGATTTTGAAAATGCCTCTAATTATTCTGCAGAACAAATTGTGGTTCCACTTTCTCCAGTTACTGTTGATATTACAGGTCCAGGAAATGTTTCTCAAACTGGAATGTCAACATCTTCAGGAATTGATACAAGCGGAACACTCGGATTTAATGGATACATAAATATCTCCTGGGCAGCAGTTACAGAGTCAAGTTTACGAGGGTACAGAATAAGGTTTACTACTGACACATCTAATCCAGTTTATTCTTATGTAGATTATCCAATAGATCAAGCAAATATTCCAACAGGAACATTATCATATAAGCTTCAAGGTTTAGCAGTAGGTGCAACATACAAGATAGCAATTGCAACATATGATCAATATAATAACACATCTACAGATTATATTTCATTTACAGATACAGAAATAACTGGGACACCAGCAATTACTGATTACATAACTGCTGGAAACTTTCAATTTGGTGTTGGAGTAGATCCAAGCAACACAACTGGAATTAGTGGAACAAAGCGTGGTTTATTTTTTGATGATAGTAATTATTGGTTTTTAAATGCTTCAGATAGTGCAAGATTAAAAGTTGGTGGATCGACTAGCAACTATCTGCTTTGGAATGGAACAAAATTTACAGTTGATGGAGATATTACAGCAAGAGGAGGTTCTTTTTCTGGCAACGTATCTTTAACAACATCTGGAGCATCTATATATAGTGGAGATGTAACAACAAGCCCAGGCAATTTAACTGGCGATGGGTTTATTTTTAATAAAGATGGTCTGCTAATTCGTAAGGGTAGCAATCAAGTATCTCTTGACACTACAAATGGAGCAATAACTGCTAACAATGGAAATATAGCAGACTGGGTAATATCAGCATCTAAAATAGAAAAGCTAGATCCATCTACCACAAAATATGCAGGACTATCTTCAACTGGAACATATAAGTTTTGGGCTGGCAGTACCGTAGCTGGTGGAGATACAACTCAGTTTGCAGTAAATAATGCTGGTAAAGTTTGGGCACAAGATATTCAAATATCTGGAGGAACCCTTGATGTTGGTCCAGCATCACCTAATGGATTCCACGTAAATACCTCTGGACAACTAACAGCGTCAAGCGTAAACCTATCTGGTCAAATTAAAGCAACATCTGGAGAAATATCAGGTAATTTTATAGTTAAGCCAACTGGATCAATAATTGCTGGTACTGGAACAAGTAACGCAAATTCAGTTATTATTCAAGGAGCAGATGGATCGAATTATGGTGGGTTAGCAGCATTTAATAGTAGTGGTGCAGCAACAACAGAAATTTTAACAAAGCCAATATCAAGTGGTAGTACACCAAGAGGAAATACAATTACATCTCCAATTGATATTAATTTATTTAGTAAGTCTGCATATATTGGTGGATGGATATTTGGTTCAACAACAATGTCATCAGCAGATGGTCAGTTTGTTATAGATTCAACATCAACTACTAATGAAATAAGAATTTATGGAAGTCAAAGCGGAACAAATTATTTATTAAAAGTCGGAAAATCTGATAGCACAACAACACCATATGTAATATGGGCAGGACCAATTGCTAGTGGAGTTCTTGGAACACCAAAATTTGCAGTAACTCAACAGGGTGTTTTAACTGCAGAAGATGCCAATATAAAAGGAACAGTATCAGTAAATAATGGAAGTATGAAATTTGGAGATAATGCTAGCGGTACTGGACTAGATGGTTTATATGTAAATTCTTCAAATTACTGGTATTCAACTGGATCCTTTAGTCTTGGTGGTGGAACACTAACTGGAACTTCATCTAGCACAACTATTAGTGGAGCTAATCTAGTTTTAACAGATACAACAGGTGGAGACGACGGTACTGCAGGAGATCCAACTGTTACAAGAATTATTAATCCAGCTGGACTTGGTGGTGTACCAGATGGTAAGATAGTAACTGGTAGAGCAATTTGGTATGGTGGAAATAATACACCAACAAGTGCTATTACCTCAAGATATGCATTTAATAATACTTTTGGAGCAACACAAGGATATATTGGTGGAGTGCCTAGATATACATCTTCTAATCCTGGCAATTTTTCTACTGGTGATCTTTATATGACTTTAGTATAGTGGGGAATCTATGCCAATTTTTAGATATGATGATAATGGATACGATAATAGTGGTACTCCAGAATGGAAGGCCATGTCTAATATCTATAGATGGAATGGATCAGTATGGCAAAAAATAAAAAAGATTTATCGTTTTAATAGTACTATTGCAGCAAAATGGCAATTAGTTTTTCAAGGTACTGATGCACCACAACCAAAAGCTCCAGTTTCAAAAACATATGTTGGATCAACTACTTACGGCACATTAAATTCAGAAACAGAGTTTTATAGTGGAGACACTATTAGAACAACTAGAGGAGATTGGACGCAAAATCCTACATCTATTAGAATACGTGTACAATATTCACAAGATGCTAATTCTGGATATCTTACTGCAGGCACTGCAGATAAAACATATAATTCATCTTCAACACCAACACTAGCAAATACAACATCAGATACATATCAATCTTATACAATTACTGCACAAGATGCTGTATATCCATCATATTATTTTAAAGGTTTAATTCAAGCAACAAATTCAGATGGAACAACACCACTTGAAACTGCTGCAATTCTAGCAAGACTTGGGTTTTCTATAACTAATTTTGCTAGATCATCAATTACATCATACGGAGCTACTTTTAGTTGGAATGTAAACGGTATAACCAATGACACTGATTATATATCAAGTCAAACACTAACAATTAGAAGAGTCTCAGATAATGTTGTAGTAAAAACAGTAGATATAACACCTGGAACAGGTAGTGCATATGTCAATGATTCTTCTGTTATATCTCCAAATACACAATACTATGCAAAAATTGTTATTGTTGCAAGAGACAGCTGGTATTTAACTGCAACACCAACACAAAAAACAGTAGATAATCTTTCTTTTACAACACTATCAAATCCACCAATAAACACTGTTGCTCCAACAATTGGTCCTTTAAATAATAGGGGATATTTACCAGTTAGCACAACACTAACTGCAACTCAGGGAACCTGGACAAATGTTTCAGCTGGAACAACATATGAATATGATTGGTGGCTTGAAGACTCAACATCTGGATCATTACAAAATACAGGGTATATTGGAAATACAAGAACATATACTTCAATATATGTTGGAGACTATCTTTTTGTTAGAGTAAAAGCAACTAATCCAGACGGATCGTATGCAACTGCTGTATCTAGTACATATATTTTAGACCAAGCTATTGCTATAGGGTCAATTAGCCCAACATCAGTAAATCAAAACGCTTCTAATAATTTTTCTTTTAGTATAAGCCATTATCCAACAAGCTATACTATAAATTGGGGAGATGGAACATCCAATTATAGTTCTGGGAGTATTACTTCTAATACGTCTACAGTAAATGCTTCAATAGCTCATACATACACTACAGTTACTAGTTATACTTTAACTGTTATTGCTCAACCAGGAAATGTAGTTCAAAATGCAACAATAACTATAAATGGACCAATAGATATTACACTTAATGCTAACGGCGGAACTATATCTTCAGGACCTGGGAACGGCTTAACATCATATACATATTCTGGATTTAGCGGAAGTAGTTTCACAGCTCCTTCTGCTACAAGAACACACTATTCGCTTTTTTATTGGAGATACCCACAATCTGGTGGTGATCCATATTTCTTATCACCTGGAACAAATTATACATTTGGGTCTCTTGGTTTAGAAAGCGCTAGAACATATTGGGCAATTTGGAATGCCAATACATATACAGTTACATATAATTATAATGGTGGTACTGGCACACCATCGTCAAATTCTGCTGTATACCCTGGCTCAGTAACTTTGCCAACACCAGATGCTAGAACTGGATATACATTTAATGGATGGTATACAGCATCATCTGGAGGTACATATGTTGGTACATCTGGTGGTAGCTATTCTCCAACCTCTAATATTACTTTATATGCACAATGGTCTGCAATTACGTATAGTGTAACATTTAATGCAAATGGAGGAACACTATCATCTGGCAGTGGTAATGGTCAGTCCTCATATACTTATACTGGAGTATATGGATCTACATTTACTGTTCCATCAGCTACAAGGTCTGGATATACTTTTAGTACATGGAGAAGTCCACTATCTGGAGGAGACCCAGTATTTGCAACACCAGGAACAACATATACAATAACTGGAGATATTACATTTTATGCAATATGGACAGCAAATAATTTAACTGCACCCACAATAACATTAGTTTCTCAATCTACTCCAGGAGGATCTTTATCTGTTTATTTTACTGGTGGCTCTGGTCCATACTATCAAATATGGTGGCAAACATCATCTGACTATTCTGGAGTTACTGGATATGATGCAAATGGATCAAGTTCTCCAGTAACAGATACTACTGGACCTAGTGCTGGAACATGGTATGTTGCGGTTAGATCTGTTTCAGCATTAACCAATACTGGATCTGGACCATCGACAACAATATCTTCATGGAGTAGTCCAGTTCAGTTTACAATTAGCCAAGCAACATATACAGTTACATGGAATGCTAATGGTGGAAGTGGTGGAGGAACAACAACTCAAAATGTTGGGGTATCTCATACTGCACCATCACCAGGAACAAGATCTGGATATACATTTAATGGTTATTATAATACCCCTAGCGGAGACTATACTTATGGACCAATTGCATCTGGAGGAAGCTTTAATCCACCATCAAGTATTACTATGTATGCTAGATGGACAGCATCTGGAGGAAGCGCACCAGCAACACCAACAAATGTTTCTACTTCTGGTAGTGGTTTAGTCACATGGACAGCATCATCTGGAGCAACAAGCTATACAGTTGAATATTACCTTGCTAGTGATGGAGCTGGTTCTAATGCATATGGACCATTATATTCAAGTCCAGATCCAACAGGAACTTCATATCAAATTGCTTATCAAACAGTTGGAAGTAATTATTTAAATTATGCAAGAGCAAGAGTAAGGGCAAATAACTCGTCTGGATCATCTGCATATTCAGGTTTCTCGCCAGCGTCAGGATACGTATAATGCTTACTAATCAAGAAAAAATAGATATTATTATTAATAAGATTGATAATTTAGAAAAAGTTATACAATCGTATATTGATAATGCAGAAAAACTTAAAGATAAATATTCTCTAGAGGATAAACTAATAATATGTAATACTAAAATGGCTACATTATTAGCATCTTTAGAGGAGCTTGGCGGGGTACGAGAAGGCAACATTTAGTTGCTAATACCTTATGATATAATATACTAGGAGGAAAAATGACAATACTAACAAACGAAGAAAAAGTCGCAATTATTAACCAACATAAAAGAACTGTTGAGTATACTAAATATGGGGTTGAACTTTCAATTTTAGAAGAAAACTCTGTAGAGTCTCCAAATCAAGAAACCCTTGATTCGTTGAATGCAAGTATTAGCGATTTAAATAGTAAGCTTGCTGTATTAGATGCAGAAATAGCTTCTTTATCATAATAAAATATTGGGGGGTATAAAATGGAAAAAGCAGAATTAGTAATTACTGCTCTACAACAACGCATAGGTGAATTAGTTTCTAACTATGAAACACAGATTGCTATTTTAAGGGCAGAAATTACAAGTCTTATGAATCAAAAACAAGAAAAAGAACAGCAGGCTAAAGAGTATTCTCAGGAGATAGCAAACAAAGTTGGAATTGAAAAACCAGAATAATGTTATGCAACAAATGTAATGGTAGAGTGTTTATAGATCGTCAATACAGCAGTGTTGACCATCTAGAAACATTCTGCATTCTTTGTGGAACAAGAAAGTTTTTTCATCCACCCGCAGAATCGGGAGAGGGAAGATGGCTACTGGCAAGGGAAAAATTGAAAGCCAAGAATACAATAACGAGCCTGTAATCCCTGGAAATAAAACAATATATTTTCTTAATGGAGACCTTGTTAGATTACATCATAGCTCTAGGTCAACTGGAATGGTAACTGTTTATAATATAACAAAAGATAGGTTAGAAACGTGTCTTCGTTCTGATTTTAGAAAAAATAGAGAAAAGGCTTTTACTGTAGCAGAAACTGCACGACTTGTCAATAGACATCGTAAATATTTTCCATCTTTAATTAAACGAGGTATTATTCCAGTTCCAACTGGTGCACAAGTCGGCGGTACAAGAGGATGGCAAATAAGAGCATATTATTCTGAATCGCAAGTGAAAGATATACGTGATATACTTGCAAGTATTCATCATGGAAGACCTAGAAAAGATAATTTAATAACAAACAATCAAACACCAACAAGCCAAGAGTTGACAAGAAAAATTGGTAATGGTATACTGGTTTATACAAAAACTGAAGATGGCAGGTTTATACCTGTTTGGGGAGAGAGCATAAATTAGCCTATGAAGGAGGCAGCAGTGGAAGAACGTAATGAAACAAAGGTATCTGTAACACTTGGATACACACTTAACTTAGGAAACTTTCAATCTTTAAGAGTTGATCTTGGAGTTGTTGATAGTGTTCGTGAAGGCGAAAATACTAACGAAGCTATGGATAGAGTATATGGCTTTGTTGAAGCAAAAGTTGTTGAAAAAGTTCAAGAAGCAAAATCTCAATTAGCTGAGGAGTAATCGTGGCAGATCGCAAAGACCGAATGGCTTTGCTCAGTCGCTACAATAAATTACATTTGCAGAGATATGAGCAAAAAGCTAATCTCAATTTAAATGTTGAACAGTGGGCTGCAGATGCCTTAATAGAATCATATGGTTTACCAGCATGTTATGATCTATTAGATTATTATTTTGATGTTGCAAGTTCTCCTGCTTGGAAATATTTTGCAAACTACGCTGATGCTATAATTGAAAAGAAAGATCAAATAGAGCAAGATAAAAAAGAAAGAGAAGAACGCAGAGCTATGGCTAGGAAGTGGTTAAGTGAGTAATTCAGAAGCAAAAGTTATTAGTGCAGTATTAGAAGATAAACAAGTACACGTTTTGCTTCAGGCCAATGTAGACGGCATACTTAGAACTCATAGTGACGTATGGAATTTTATAAAAAGATATGCCGAAACAAATGGAACAGTTCCTCCACTATCTTTAGTTGTAGAAAAATTTAGAGACTTTGCTCCAGTTGCTGGGGTAGGATCAACAAAGCATCATCTTGAAGAATTACAGGCAGATTATCTAAATGATAGTTTAAAAGATATTATTAGAAATGCTGCTACAGAAGTTCAAGGTGGTCAAGGAGTAAAAGCTCTTGAACAACTAATTACAAAAACTTCAGAATTAAAAAAGAATACTTCTGCTATTAGAGATGTTGATGCTACGGATTTAGAATCAGCATTAATATATTTTGAAAATGTTAAAGAACAACAAGCATTAGGTAAAATTGGTATTAGAACAGGACTACCAGGGTTTGACAATTACCTTCCTTCAGGAATTATGCCAGGTCAATTGGGGATTTTCCTAGCATATCCAGGTATTGGTAAATCCTGGTTAGCACTTTATTTTGCAGTGCAAGCATGGAAGCAAGGCAAGACCCCAATGATTATAAGCTTAGAAATGTCAGAAACAGAAGTTCGCAATCGTGTCTTTGCAATTATGGGTGAAGGTTTGTGGTCACATCGTAAAATATCTAATGGCGATGTTGAGCTAGATATGATGAAAAAATGGCATGAAAATAAAATTGCTGGCAGGCCACCATTCCACATTATTTCTAATGATAGTGGTGGAGAAATTACTCCATCAGTTATTCGTGGAAAGATTGATCAATACCGCCCAGACTTTGTGGTTGTAGATTATCTACAGCTTATGTCTCCAAATCAAAAGTCTGATAATGAGACGGTACGCATGAAGAATCTTTCTCGTGAATTAAAACTTATGTCTATTAGTGAAGAGGTTCCTATTATTGCAATTTCATCTGCAACTCCAGATGATGTTACAAATATGAGCACTGTTCCAACATTGGGTCAAACTGCATGGTCAAGACAAATTGCGTACGATGCAGACTGGGTATTAGCTCTTGGTCGTGGGACCAATAGTGATATAATTGAGTGTGCGTTTAGAAAAAACCGTAATGGATTTATGGGAGACTTTTTAATACAAGTAGATTTTGATAAAGGATATTACAGATATAAAGACTACGAAGATAAAAATGCTTAAAGATATATATACAACACAACAGATACATAGAGTGTTAACAGGAGCAGGAATAGATATAGAGGCTGAATACGGAACAGACTATATTATTTTTTGCCCATATCATAATAATAATCGCACACCTGCTGGCGAAGTGTCTAAAGAATCTGGATTGTTTTTTTGTTTTGGATGTCAAACTACTAAAAATCTAACAGAGCTAATTATGCATATGACTGGTAGAACATATTTTGAGGCTATTAGATATATTAAGAGTAAAGAGATAGAAACAGATCTTGAGGCGGTAGTTAATAAGGCCTTATATGCAGCACCCGACTTTGTTCAATATGATGAATTATTGATTAGAAGATTGAATAAGCAGGCTTTAGATTCTCCTAGAGCTATGTCATATTTTGAAGGAAGAAGAATTACAAAAGAGTCTGTTGCTAAGTTTGATCTAGGATATTCAGACAAACAAGACTCTGTAGTTATTCCTATGCAATCTCCAGACGGTATGACAATAGGATTTGTTGCTAGAACAGTAGAAGGAAAAGAATTTAAAAATACTCCAGGACTACCTAAGAGTAAAATATTATTTAATTTACATAGAGTAAAAACATCAAAAGTTGTTTATGTTGTTGAATCATCTTTTG